CGAAGTCTCGAGGAAACCGGTGCTCCTAAAGGAGAGCACCGAAACCTTTTGAAGATATAAATCTTCATGGTTTCCAAAGGTTGTTAGCCTTCGGAAGATTCTATCTGACAAGATCGCTTAAAAGCGGAATACTTGTGCAGGAAGTGAATCCAAGGTGACCTTCAGCCATCCCACTCTTTCTCAGGGTTTGCATCGCAAAATGCAAGCCTCAAGAAGGGGGAGCCTCAGTGACTCTTGACCTGCCGTCCCTCTTATTAAGAGGAACAGCGGAGATAGGTCGCGCCAACATAAACCTAAAAAAACAAAAATGAACAAAAATACAAAAAAAGATAATAAAAATCTTCTTTGATTTTCGATCACATCTGCCTTTAAAGATTACGTTGTGCACGAGCCTATGGTCTCGCTGGGTAATTCCTTTGAGTTACCTAGACTGATTCGTCAGTTAGGCTGAAGAGTAATCTACGCCTGTACTGACGGACCAGTAAGTCTCTCTCGAGAGCTCCGGATCCTAAACGGTTTTATACGTTACATCCTCCGTATGCGAAAGCATCATGGAGACATGTTCGTTGTAAAATATTTAAAATCCTGCCACCTAGCGGTGCAGAAAAGTATAGGGTTAGATTTGGTTAAAGGTCCAAGGGACCTCGAGCCAGATCTACCGTTACCTCGTTATAGTTCATCTAAGCTTCCACGGTTCATACCGTTAAGCGATCGAAGAGCTATTAAGGCAGGAAACTCTTTTCGAATTCGGTATTGATTAACACTGTTTGGTCTATATCGAATCTTGAGAGTTCCTGGAGTGTTTAAACTAAACACTATAACGGACCCATATTCTGGTAAAGATATTGTTTTAAAGCGAGTGTGCGAAGATCTTAGGTGATTTACCCTGAGAAATTCCCACCGTTTCAATAAAACAATCCTTGAACGAGAGTATGGTGTACTACCTATTGAGAAAGCTTCTCCTAGTTTCCAATCATCCTGGAAGGGTGCTGTTTCTGATCCAAAAAGATTAAAATCTTTAGGACTAGATACAGCTATTGAGACATTTTTGAGATCTCTGGGGCAGTCTAAGCTATTACTAGCTTTCGATCGCCTTAAGAATCTTAAATATGCCCCTCATCGTGAAACAACAAAAGATGTTCACGGCCTTATGGGACAGTTGGCAATTAAGGAGGAAGCAGCCGGAAAAATTAGAGTTTTTGCATTAGTGGATGTTTGAACACAATCGTGTTTAAAACCTCTCCATGAAATGCTATTCTCTTTTTTAAAATCTTTACCAAATGATGGTACCTTTGACCAATCAGCATCCGTTAAACGGGCTGCTGAAAAGGCCAAAAAGGCAAACTGTTCATTTGGTTATGACCTTTCCGCTGCAACTGATCGATTACCTATAGCGCTTCAAGTCGGAATCCTTTCCGCCCTTATTGGGGACGAAGGTGCTTCTGCTTGAAGATCCTTATTAGTAGATCGGGAATATCGTTTTGCAGCGAATGCAAAACTGCCCGATGGTACCTTTAAGTATGCTGTTGGTCAACCGATGGGAGCTCTCTCGAGTTGGGCTATGCTAGCTGTAACCCATCACTTTATCGTTCAGTTAGCCTGACAACTAGAAAAATCTAGAGTTCAAGACCCACATATTTCCGAAACTGAATTCGGGCGTAAATGGATCGAGAATCCTTTAGATGACTGGTTTGAAGGTTACGAACTTCTAGGTGATGACATCGTTATCTTTGACAAAGGTGTTGCAAGATTCTATCTAAGGATTATGTCCGATCTCGGCGTAGGTATTAACCTATCGAAGAGTGTCGTGGCAAAAGTCAATAGTTTTGAATTTGCAAAAACCTCGTACTACAAGGGGACTAACGTCTCCGGTGTGTCTTGAAAGATGTTCATATCTCAGAATAACAATATGGGTAGAGTAAATATTCTCTATCAATTGCTTCAGAAATATGATCTAAAACATCCTCTTCGATACATTAAGAGGGTCCTACAGAAAAACATCATTGAGCAAGGAGCTATTAAATTTAATTTATTGGCCCTCTTATCCATGTTTTGTTCTTCTAAAAGACTTTCTTTTGAAGACTTGTTAAAGACAATGATGGAACCTATGGACAAACCGAGAAGAAATATCTTAAGGGATGCACAACTTTTCATTAATGAAGGTTATGCTTCTCTTCTGATATGTGCTTTATTAAAAGGTCTGCCTCTTCCGCTTAGATCCGATCGATTTATCGAACGAGTCTTTGCTTCAGATATGGACTGATTTAATATAAGCCTTCTAAACAGAATCACTAAAATTAAACAAAAATTAGGTGATGCTGAAGGAATGGTCAAACGGTTCGTTGGTTTGATGGTGGAAGATATGGTACCAGGTTTCA